ATATCTTAGATTTAATTAGTAAGCAAAAGTACATTACACCTGAAGTTATTGCAGAAACACTTAAAGAAGATGTAGGTGCAGTAAAGCGTGTTATTAATACCTTGGTTGAAAAGGGTTTTATTAAAGCTACCGAGGTTAAGATAGGTAAAGGCATTGACCAAAACATTCAAATTGAAAGAACATTAACAAGACCTTTAAGCGAGATTGTAGAAGCTATGAAGCCTGAAACAACCGAGATTTTAATACGTTATGCGTACAAATGGAAGTCAGGTTTTAGCAATATAGACATAAAAACAAGTAGACCATTTTGTAGATACTTAGTAGGTGCAAAGAAGGTTTATAGTATGTCTGAAATTCAGCAAATGAGCGCAAGGCTTGGGTACGATGTTTTTGAACGTGGTGGCGGTTGGTATACATTACCAGGAACTAATACGCACTCACCAAGTTGCAGACACGAGTGGAAGTCAATGATAGTAACGAGAAAAAAATAAGAAATGAGCTTAAACACATTATTCATAAGCGTACAGAATATTAAAGACAGGTCTGGCTTACACGCTAACGTAGACGAGAAACTTGTATTGCCTGAAATTAAGACCGCACAAGACATCTATATCTTACCTGCGCTTGGTAGTGCTTTGTACAATCGTTTACAAGATGGCATTAATAACTGCACACTAAACCCTGACGAAACAACGTTATTAGATAACTACATAGCAGATACTTTAGTTCACTATGTACTTAGTGAATTGCCAATGGGTTTATCTTATCAGTTCTACAATAAAGGGTTGTTAAGAAAGAGCGGAGAGAATACCGAGAACCCTTCGATGCAGGATATGATTGACGTGGCTAATAGATACAAGGCAAGAGCCGAGTTCTACAAGCAAAGAATGATTAAATACCTAAAAGAATATTCTACAACTTACCCTGAATACCTCAATCCTGGAAGTGGCATTGATGCAATCCACCCTGAGAACGATGCTTACACAACGAGCATTTGGCTTGGCGATTTTGATTGCTGCGCAGGTAAAAGCTTCGAGGAACTATATCAAGGGAATAGGGGTTGTAGCGACTGTTAATATGAGCAAAGTAACAACAATAAAAAACCAAAATAAGCTTCGTGTTTATTTAGAAAAAATTAAGAATGAGCCTGACGTTAAGGTAAACAAAAAAGTAAACTCAAAAAATGCAGAGAAAAAGCGGAATATATAAATTTACTTCTCCTACTGGTAGGGTATATATAGGCTCATCTATAAATATTTATAATAGATATTATTATTATAAATCAACTAATGCACCAAAACAAACTTTACTAAATAAATCATTCAAAAAATATGGCTTTGAAAATCATAAATTTGAAATATTAGAATATTGTGAGGCATTAATTAGATTAGATAGAGAAAGATATTATGGGGAATTATATAATAGCTTATCTGATTTTGGCGGGTTAAATTTAATATTACCAAAAATAGGAGATAAGCCATTAGTTTATTCAAAAGAATTAAGGGAAAAATTTTCTATTATAGCTAAAAATAGAAAATATACACCAGAAACAATAGAAAAGTTTAAAAAAGCAAAACAAGGTATATATATTAGAGGTAAGCACCCACAAGCTAAACTTGTATTGCATACTGAATATGGCATATTTTATGACTGCATTAATGATGCTGCTGAACAAAATGGTATAACAAGAACCTTATTAAGTCAAAAATTATCGGGAACTTTTAGAAACAACACTAAATTAATTTACGCATAATGCCAGAAACATACACTCTTAATCAAATCGTAAAACAAATAACGACACTCGGAAACGACCACGAACAAATTAACTTTGTTTACTTCGGAGATGTCTGGGAACGTTTAAGCAATGGCGACGTTACATACCCTGCTATGTTCTACACTTTAACGGGTGCGACTATAAACGCTAAAAATATTACCTATAATTTTAGCCTTTATTTTATGGACAGAATGTTAATGGAAGAAACAAACGAAACCGAAGTTTTATCTGATATGACTTTAGTAGGGCAAGATATTGTAGCGCAGTTACGTTACCCTAAAGCTATTTGGGATATTGGCGACACCGCACCATTGACTTACTTTACTGAAAGCGACCCCGACTATCTTGCAGGAGTTAAAATAGATATAACAATGGAATTACCTTACCTAAACGACAGATGCCAAGTACCTTCAATTTACACTTATTAAATTTAAAATATGTCTTGTAGTTCTTCAACCGCAGATTTTCGCCCTGCACAATATAATATCCAACTTTGGCGGAACGATAGTTGGGTACAAACTTTTGCCATAACGGCTGAGAATGTACCTGTAAACTTAACGGGTTCTACTATTACTATTCAGGTTCGCAAAACTGCTAACGCTACTGCGATAGATTTAAGCTTATCAACGGGCGGTAATGGTATAACTATTGCAGGTGCAAGTAATAACCAAATTGTTTTAAACAAAGTTGTTAATATTGCCGCAGGAAACTATTTATATGATATGAACGTTACCTTCCCAAGTGGTGTTGTTAAAACATACGTTTGGGGAACTTTTTTAGTACAAGAAGATATAACTAAGATTTAATGAGTACAACAATAACACCTACTGAGCAGAATATAGATATTAACGTTACAAACGATGTAATTGATATTAATGTTACCAACGAGATAGTAGATGTTAATGCTACTACTCAACAAATAGATATTAATGTTGCAGGTGCTTATCCTTTACCAAATTCGGTTTTATCTGTCTTTGGTAGGGTTGGTAATATAGTTGCAACCGAAGGCGATTATACTTTAACACAATTAGGCGATGTAACTTTATCAAGTCCATCAAACGGGCAGGTGTTAAAATACAACGGCACTGCTTGGGTTAATGGAACAGATGCAGGTGGTATTACTACTTTAAATACTTTAACTGCATTAACTCAAACTTTTGCAACGGGTACAAGCGGAACGGATTTTAATATTTCAAGTGCAACAAGTACTCATACTTTTAATCTACCTACTGCTTCGGCTATTAATAGGGGTTTATTATCAAGCACCGATTGGGCTACCTTTAACAACAAACAAGACACTATTACAAATCCTGTAACGGGAACGGGTACAACAAATACTATCCCTTTATGGAACGCAACTTCTAATATAACAAATAGCGTAATAACACAAGTTAGTGGAAACATTCGTGTAGGTTCAACAACACAAACAAGCAAGTTAAACGTAGGTGGCGATATTGATTTAAGCGGTGTTTTAAAAAACAACGGAACACAAATTATTAACGTAGGAAGCGGAAGTTTAGCTTTAGGCGATGGAACGGGTAAACTAACTACGAGTGATATAATTGTTAATACAAGCCCATTTACTATTACAATAGGTAGTTCATTTGTTCCTTATGCTTTTACAAACTATGGTTCAGTAACGGGAAATAGTTTTATTAAAATAGGTGGCACATCAAGTCAATTCTTAAAAGCTGACGGAAGCGTGGATAGTACGGCTTATGGCACGGGTACAGTTACTTCGGTTGCTGCTTTAACAATAGGAACAAGCGGAACTGATTTAAGCTCAACTGTTGCCAATAGTACAACAACTCCCGTAATTACTTTAAACGTACCTACGGCAAGTGCTACTAATCGTGGTGCTTTATCAAGTGCAGATTGGACTACTTTTAATTCAAAGCAAAACGCTTTAACTAACCCAATAACAGGAACAGGTACAAGTGGACAGGTAGCTTACTTTAATGGTACTACAAGTTTAACAAGTTCTGCAACATTTGCTTTTACTCCTACATCACAACTATTAGTTAATAATAGCGTAACGGCTGCATCTCAATTAGCAAGAGGAACAAACTTGAATTCTACTTTAATAGCTGCTGCTAATAATGATATCCTTGTTGGATTGGATATTAATCCAACTTTTACGAATGGTGCGTTTACGGGGGTTAGTAATTTTGGATTGAGAGTTCAAAACACTACAACAGGAAATAATGTACCTGCACTTTTTGTTACAACGATTGCAAATAACGCTAATACTACAGCAATAAGAATAGTCAATACTGCTTCAAATGTATCTTCAATAATAAATTTGGTATCGGGCAATGTAGATAATCAAAACCCATATTTTGCTATTCAAAATAGAAATAATGCAGGAACTATTAATGAGAATTTTAGAATTTTCCAAAGTGGTAATGTTACTATTCAAAATGGTGGTACTTTCACAGACGCAGGTTTCCGTCTTGACGTTAATGGTACTGCAAGAGTACATGGTAGATTAACAGTAGGAACAGCAAGTACCAATGCTGAAATATATGCAAACCCAAGTACTGCAATGATTTTAAGTGGTGGACAAGCTGATGATGTATTCCAATTTTCACAAATGAATACTGGAAGATTTGCTACACAAGGCGCTACCGAACTATCATTTTTTAGATTAACTATTGGTCAATCTACTTCTAGTGGTGGTAATAGTATTGGTAGTGTAATTAGAATGTTAGGGAATGTAACAAATAGTGCTCTTTCTAGTGTTTACAACAATATTCAAACAAATACAACAATTAATACAACTGGTGGTACTACTACTTATAGAGGATTTTTCCATAACCCTACTTTAACAAGCACAACAGGTCTTACACACAGAGCAATTGAAACAACAACAGGCGATGTCTTATTATGTACAACAAGTGGTAACGTAGCAATAGGAACATCTACTTTAGGAACTGCAACAGAACTTACTTTAGGTGGTAGTCAAACTGCATCAAGTGCAATAGCAAGAGGTGGATTAATAAACACTACCTTAGTAGCAGCAGCAAACAATGATGTATTAGTAGGATTAGATATTAACCCTACGTTTACTAATGGTGCGTTTACGGGAGTTAGTAATATTGGAGCAAGAATACAAAATAGTGCATTATTAATTGGTGCATCATTAATATCTACAAGTGTAGCAAACTTTCCTTTACAAATTAATTTGGCTGCTGCAACTGGTGTAGTAGGGGCAATAAGAAATTCTACTTCAACTGGGTATAGTTCATATCGTTATTATAATGATGCTAATAGAACATTAGATATTGGATATAGTGGTTCTGCATTTTCTGGTCCAGTTATTGGAGGTGGAATAAGTGGAGAGTCTGGTTGGCTTTCTACAGCAGGCGCATACCCATTACAACTTGGAACAAATAATAGTGCAAGATTTACAATTTTTAGTTCTGGTACTATTGGAATAAATACGGCAACAGACGCAGGCTTTAGGTTAGATGTAAATGGTACTGCAAGGGTACAATCTACAATGCAAGTAGCAACAACATTAACTGTACAGAGAAATCAATCAGTTGGTGATGTAACTTTGTCATTAGATAATAGTGGTGGTGTTAGTAATTGGAGAGGTAGTATAGCATACAGAACAGAATCGGGTGGTGGAAATCAAAGAATGGTTTTTAATTCACAAGGAAGTGATGTAATTTCTATTTTTGGAAGTGGTGGAAGGACTGTAATGGGGCAAAGTCATACTTTATCAGATTTTGTTTCATCTGCTGTTTTAAATTTAGTATCAACTACTTATGGATTTTTACCGCCTAGAATGACTACCACACAAAAAAATGCAATAGTAACACCAGCGCCAGGATTAATGGTTTACGATACAACTTTAAATAAATTAGCGGTTTACACAGGCGCAGCTTGGGAAACTGTAACAAGCTTATAAAACAAAATAAAAATGAAACAAATCGAACCAGTGGTATTCCCACTAAACTTAGGTACAGCAGTTATCTTAAACTCATACTGCATCAATGACAATTTAAGCACTTCTGCAACCTTTTACTATGCGCTATTAAGCGATACACAAGCGCAACTATCTCAAGGCAACTTGACAATGGAAGGGCAAGATTATGCTGATTGGCAGACAAACCAATATGCGTATGACTGGATAGCTGCAAAAATCAATGTTACAATCGTAGGCGATTATGTAGAAAATACAGAAATCTAATATAACTTTACAAAAAAAACAACTATGAAAAACAAACAACTATTACAATTAGTAAGTAACATCAATGCCGTTATTGGCAATCAGGACACCAAGACCCAGAAAAAGCTTTTCAAAATTTATAGTAAGCTTAAGACTTACCACGATGATTATAACACCGAAGTAGAAATCTTGCGTTTAGACAATGCCCAAACCGACGATAAGGATTGCTTGTTACTTGACGACAAAGGGTCTTATCGGTTCACAAAGGAAGGTATCAAGAAGCTTACTAAGGACATCGAGGCTTTAAATGATAAAGAATTTGACTTTCAAATAATTAACGTAGTCAATCAAGAAGGCTTACAGGACTTTACTTTCTTAGAAGATTGGACTACAGGCATCGAATTTAACAAACAAGAAGAAGAAGAACTATAATGGAAAATAACCACCAAGCAGACCAATCAACAATCGTATCTTTAATTAGTGCTACTATAAGCATTACAAGTATTCAACCACTATTCACATTGATTGCAAGTTTGGTGGCTATTGTTTCTGGCGGTATGGCTATCCGATATTACTACAAAATGACTAAAAAGCTTAAATGAGATTAATTCTTTTAGCCTTATTACTTACGTCTTGCGCCTCAGTTAAGAAGGCATCGGAGCGTTTAGATAGCACTGTTGTCAAGACCTTTGACTCGGTGCGTGTAGTCGTTTTAGATAGCGTAACTAAAATAGTAGAAAAGGAAGAGTATTTTACCAAGACCATTACTTACTACGATACTTTGTGGGTTACTAAGGATAGTATGATTACAATTCCTAAGTACACGGAGACCTACACAAGAGGCACAAAAGAGAAACAAACGGATAGTAAGCAGACCAAGACGGACTCAATGGCTCTCAATCGCACAGAAAGTACCCAAATTTCGAAGATAACTAAAACTAAGGATAAGTCCTTTAGCGAATTTTATAAGGCTCTAATTGCCCTTATTTTGATAATTACGCTAATCTTATTCTTTTGGAAACGTAAATAATATGGCAAAAGCAGCAAGAAGCGTAAACGTATCGGCAAACCCGTTACCAATTTCATTTAAAGAGTTTAGCAAAAACCCTGTCGTTGGTATGCTATTTTTATGCATCTGCGGTATTAGTTACCTCTACATCGACAATGCAAAGCGTAATGAAAAGCAAGACGAAAAGATAGGCAGCTTGTACGAAATGGTGCGTAAGAGCGATAGCAGTAACGCAGCAAGTACGGCTCGTTTAGAAATGGCAGTAGACCTTAAGGCTCTAAAAAAGTTTAAGTAATGCGCTATTTGATATTTATAGCTTTGTTAGGTTGCGGAACTAAGACCGATAACCAAATTATAGAGCTGCAAGACAAAGTAAAACAAAGCCAAGTGCAAAGTGAAGCGGTGCAGGGTGTGGCTTCTCAGGATAACAAGAAGGTAATTACTAAGACAGTAAAAACTATTGTTACCTTAAAACAAGAAGTAAAAGAATTAAAAACGGAACTAAATGAAGTTAAGGCTAAATTGGACTCCGCTAATTCTGTTGATACTAATAGCACCAAGTTTCAGTTACGCCCAATACGTTAAAAAGATTGGCGGCGAGGATAAGATTGTTATTAGCCGTACAGAAGGCGAGAAGATTAACAACTCATTTGATAGCCTAACTAATTTAGTAAGCTACCAAAATACAAGAATAGATAGCTTAATTAAAGCTAACATCAAAACAAGGGATAGCCTTCGCATCGACTTACTTACCCTTAAAGATACCCTTACAATACGCAATAAAATATCAAACGATACGTTAAACGACTATCGTAATAGGTACTATAAAAACTTAGCAATCTACGAGCAGTACGAAAAGGATATGAACTTTGAACTAAAACTTCATAGGCTTAATTCTGTTTTGTTTGCTATGCTAACATTATTTCTATACTCACAAATAAAATAAGATGGCATACGTTTATAGACATATTAGGCTTGACAAGAACGAACCATTTTACATTGGCATAGGTAAAGATAATACTTATAAAAGAGCTTTTCAAAGTTCTAAAACTAAAAGGTCTGACTTTTGGCATAACATAGCATCAAAGGGTTATGAAGTAGAAATACTTATGGATAACTTAACTTGGGAACAAGCTTGTGAAAAAGAGAAGGAATTTATATCTATATACGGGAGAAGAGATTTAGGACAAGGAACATTAGTCAATTTAACTAATGGGGGAGATGGGGTTATAGAACTTAGTAAAGAGTCAATAGAGTCAATAAGAAAAAAATTAACAGGTCTAAAGCAATCTGAATACACAAAGAATAAAAGAAAAGAAAGTTTAAAAAATGTTTATAAAAATGAAGATTTAAGAAACCTAAAAAAAATACAATCCTCTAATGTTATGTCAATAGAAATGAGAAAAATAATTTCAGATAAATTAACAGGTATTAAAAGAGGGAAAAGAAAACCAGAGCATACATTAAAATCTATAAATTCTTTAAAAGAATATTATAAAACAAACGAGCCGCATAATAAAATAATATTTAGCGAAGAAAAGAAAAACTTAATTTTTAAATACTATAATGAAAAAATGCCTATATCAAAAATAGCAAAACATTTTTTTGTAAGTAGACCAGTAATTTATAGAATATTAAATTTAAACAAATGCAATTAAATGAAAAAGGGAAAGACCTCATAAAGTTTTATGAAGGTTGTAAATTAACTTCTTATCAATGTAGCGCAGGGCATTGGACTCTTGGCTTTGGTAATACGTTTTTTGAAGATGGCAAACCTGTAAAGCCAGGAGATAAAATTACCCAAGAACGAGCAAATGAATTATTTGAAATCATAGCTAAAGAGTTTGCGGATAAGGTTGCCCCATTAGTTAAGAGTGCGGTTACGCCTAATCAATTCGCAGCCCTTACAAGCTTTGCCTATAACGCAGGTATCGGAAATCTAAAGAGTTCTACTTTATTAAAGAAGGTAAACGCTAACCCTAATGACCCTACTATTGCTTTAGAGTTTGCTAAGTGGGATAAGGCAGGTGGTAAAGTTCTTGCAGGTCTTACAAAGCGTAGAGCCGCAGAGTCAAAATTATACTTCACACCTTAAATTAATACTATGAAATGGTTAGCCAATTTATTATCAGACGAAAGAGGTAGCGTGTCTACTAAGCGAGTTATTGCTTTACTATCGGCTTTATTTATCTGTGTTACCTTATTAGCTAATAGCTTTACGCATCAAGAAATTGCCCCTTCGGATAAACTTGTAGATGCCGTAATGGTTATTTGCATAGCTGCGATGGGTACTACTACAATAGATAAATTCAGCCAAAAATAAACAATGCTAAAATCAAAAC